TACTACATCCCCAGGGCGGAGATAGAGCGCATTGCCGGATCAGCGGACAGCTCCACCGAATGATCCGTTTTGCGTTTGGGCGACCATTGGCGAGCTGCACATACTCGCTGATGGTCGTCACCTTTTCAAACCGTTTACGTCTGAACAGTTATTTTCTTTGTCTAAAAGAATCTTAGATGCCGGGCTTGAAACTCAAAGACACGAACAAGCCAACGATACCTAAAGAGCCCTGCCATTATTGTGGCAAGGCTCTTGGTCTTCACGATTGGGTGGTGAATGGGGCAGGGGAGCTGCTACACTACCCCACCTGTTGGGAACGGCGTTCCCAAGCTTCCTCCATACCGTCAGCATCCACAATGTCGCGCTCTACATCATCGAACCAATGTGAGTAAATGTCTCGCGTAGTATCGATCTTCGCATGGCCTAGCAGCTCTGCAACCTTGCTATAATTTTCACCGTAAAAGTCAAAGCAATTTGATGCATAGACGTGACGCAGTTCGTGCAGTCTCATTTCCCGGTCAGGGTATGGTTTAAAACCCACTGTCCTACACGCTGCCCTTAAAACATTCTGGCGAAGGTGCCAGGAGTTGGTCAACATCTTCAAACTAGGGGTAATAAACACCCGGTCTTCGTCGTCAGAACACGGTGACCGCAATTTCCATTCCTGCAACTTGGCAATCAGCGAAGAGCCGATCGGAATAATCCGTTCTTTGTGATTGCGTCGTTTATCCTTGCTGGTGTCCTTTGGCGCACCAACCACGACGCCGTGCTGATCTTTTCTTATGGCGGTACGAACTAAAATTCTTTTGTTATGAAATTCAATGGACTTCCATTTGAGTGCAGCCAGCTCGCCAAATCGCAGCCCGGTGCGGCAAAGAAAAAGAAGTGCCAGTGCAAAGCACCATGTAATATTGCCGTAACTTTGCTCTGCATCTTCAGCAGCTTTGATTACCGCAGCAATCTTGTGAGGTGGAAAGGGGGCAAGCGGTGCGTCTTCAATTTCTTGTTCAGTCTGCCCATACTTTTTTCTTTTGTTTTTGATATTTCTGGCAGGGTTATCAAGACACCATTTTTCTTCTTTTGCTACATCAAGAACAGCAATCAATGTCAGCTTGTATTCGTTTTGTGTACTATCTGATCGATGTGAAAATTCTTTTAATAAATTTTTACAATCATCTTTTGTCAAATCAGCGGTCTTTAATTGACCAACAATATTGCCGTTAACAACCCTTGGTGTGTAATTGTTGAGATATTTGCCGTGGATATCCTTTTCATAATACCCTTCCTTGCGGCACCGCCAGTGACGTGAATCCAAGTCTTTAAATTTGTCTTTAACAATACGCTCTTTCACATCGACAAAGGCGCGAGCTCTTGCGGCATTGTCCCGATAATGACCCCAGACAATACAGCCCTCGTCATACTCTTCCTTTATTCTCTTTTGATAAAGATCGACGGCTGCGCGAAGGGTTCCAGATTCAAACGCTGTGCTACCGCCGGTAAACACTTCTAGGATTTGACGGGCTCTTTGGATTGCTTCTTCTTCCGTGTGCTTATATTCTGGGGCCTGACCTCGAACCCTAACCGCGAAGGGTGCGCGTTTTATACGAGCCTTTGATGGGCTAAAAGTTACCTTTACTTTAAGCCGTTTATTTTGGGAATTAAACTGATTGAAACTTGCTATAACTTTTGATTTTGACATTTGGTTCTCCTTTTTAAAGTACTTTATAGTTACTGATATAGTAACTTATAGTCACTTTTACAAGGAGCACAACCTGCTGGGGCAAAAAAAACAGGCAACGCTTCTACCCATTTTGTTTCCCGTTTGTTTCCCAAATCATTTTGTCTCTTGCGAAACTGTTTGTTTTCAACTACTTAAACCCCGGTCGGGGTGTAGCGCAGCCTGGTAGCGCAAGAGTATATCCGCGAGATATTAATTACTGGCAAACGAATAAATGACGGAAAACCTCACTTCTTGTAAAAGCTTGACGTGAGGTTAACTTAAATCAATTGACAGTAACAGGGGTTTTTATTTCCCGTTTGTTTCCCAAACTGTTTCCCGATCACTTTGATCGTTTCCAACGGAGAAATTCTGCTGCCTCTTCAAGATCGCTAAACGGTTTAACAAAGCTGGCAGGACTTTTGCTCTGAGGGTCAACCACACAACACACCGTAGCCGCTTGTTGCTGAATGGGGTAGCCCAAGTTTTCGGCGTACTGATCTAAAAATTTATATCCCCTAGCCCTCAACAGAGTATAGCACGTTCCGCGATAACCGTTTTCGCCCTGGCTGATTTGCCAATCATGCTTGTGACCAGAGGCATAGATATGTGCCTCTTCGACCATCTCTCTGCGCTGATTAGAATGAAGTGGATTGATGTATGAATGCCCTGGGAAAGAATGGCTAGCAATAACCTTTAACTCGCGCTGGTTTTTAAACACGACTTTAAACCGTGCGGTCCAATCGAGCATGGGTATCTGCTTGACGTTCATACGCCGAAGAATTTCTGCGCCTTCACCCCAGGCGTCGTGATTTCCGATAAGGATTGCTAAATACCGCAGACCCGTGTCGTTAATAAACCAATCAGCTAAACGACGTGCTGTCGTAATTGATTGATCGCTTTGCGCGTGTAGCTTCATCAATCGTCCAGGCCAATCGCCATCCGTGGTGTCTCCAAGGTTGACGCAATACATTCCCGGCTCAGTCATCAGCTTTACATCCCTTCGCAGCAAGGGGATGTTGCAGCCGTTACTGTCTATGTGTGGGTCGCCAATAAAACAAACGCCCATAGGCTCATTATTTTTAACGGCTATCGAATACCACTTCCGTGCCGCTGATGCTTCCTGACGTTTTTTAAAACGTCGTTCCATTGTGTCGAGTATATCCTCAACAGGAATATCATCTTCAGGAAAAACGGGGAGAGCGACTTCTTCTATTTGCGTTTTCGGCTGTTCACCTAGTATATCTCTTGCCCGTTGATAACGACTTTCAAATGTGGAGCGTTTAAGGTCTGTATGCCTTGAAGCTTCGACAACACTGCCGTGTTGTTCAACTAAATTTAAAACGTCTTGTAGTTCTTCTTCGGTCAGACTTTTTGCAGCCATTCACCCTCGCAATCTGTCAGATAATCTTTTCGCCCGGTGGGGAACCTGCACTGCAAATTTGCTGTCAAGCAGCTCGTCGGCAGCGGTAGAATAATTGTCTGCCGATAATGCAGACAGCATTCGATTGAAGCCAGATAGAGCCGGGTAGCCAAGCTGAAAGCACAGCTCAATGAGCACTCGCTTTACCCGGTCAGGCTGACGCTCAAACCAATAAAATTTGCTGCATTCCTGAACACTGCGGTCGATGTCGTTACGAAGCATCAGTTCAGCTTCGTCTTCGCTAATACCTAAGCCACCGCCTTCACCGTCCACGTTGCGCCCAAATCCGATTGTCCATCGTGGGGGCGAAGCAGTGTCCTGGTAAACGTGTGCGCGAAAACCTTCTTCAATCATCAGGCTTGCCGTGATCTCATCTATTATGTCGCTCATTTGCTTACGCCTTTAAATTTCTCAAAGGTTCGCAAACCACCAAGCCCCAGCATTCCCATCAACACGGGCATCATCTGGCTCATATCCAAAGCTGGCAGAGCAACCACATGACCTGCTTGTACTAGAATAAATTGCAGAATTGGAACGCAGACATAAGTCCAGCAAAGAGAAATACCACAAGACCATCCAATGAATGGTCGCCAACCGGCAACAAAAATTGAACGATGTTGAGCTTCCGCTTTATTTATTTCTAATTGAGCAAGATCAATCTTTGCCAAGTGGTTTGCAAGTTGAGCTTCGATCTCACGTTCTGCTTTTGCTCTGGCTTCCTTATCTTCAGGCAAAAACCTATTGATTACATTTGTAACAGCGGGAAGTATCGAAGGTATCAATGCCTGGATCATTTGCTTACCTTGTTCATCAACGCCTCTTCTAATTTTGGAAGCAAACGGATGCCGCAGTAGCCAATTAAAAATGCCAATCCAACTGCGACTTCGGCGTTAAATTTCCAATAGGACATAGCCGCCGGGATTAAGAACTCAGCCGCAATCCATCCGACAACAATACTAAGGCCAATGTCCTTGACGGCAGACCAGCCCCAGTTGCGCTTGGTCAAGACGTTAGCTGCACCCCCACAGGTACTCGCAAAAATGCAGCAGAACTTC